GCATGTTGTTTCCAGCGGGATGTTTCGCTGTACTAACCAACATCTCTAGTGCCACAGTGTTCTTTAATTAAAAAAAGTTATGGAAGCTATGAAAGTAACAGACGTTTTAGCCTTGCTAGAAAAGCACGAAGCTGAGTGTAGCTTACGCTATAACCGAATTGAAGAAAAATTAGGGGAGCAAAAGATTTCTATGAAAGCTTTGGACCTTAAGATTTGGGGTCTAGCCGTATTGATCATTATAGCACCTATGGTGCATAAGTTTTTGTCGTAGCTATGGAAGCCGCTTTCTTTAGTGACCCGTTAGAAGCAGAAATCGTAAAAGATATTAGGCTTTGGTCCTCGGAAATTTTAGAGAAACCCAGCCCTTACTTCAATAATATTCCCCCCTGTCCGTATGCTAAAAAGGCATGGATGTCTGACAGGGTGGCTATTCTTTTCATCCACGAAAACAATCATCAAACATTATACTCCTGTATCTCCCAGTGGGATGATAAGCAAGATATTGCGCTTATTGCTGACTTGGGTAATACCAAAAATGTAGATGAATTCCACGAATACTTAGACCAATTAAACCAAGTTATTTCGGACGGTATGTTTATCGACCGAGACATTTGGTTAATGGGTTTTCACCCAGACGATGATCCCAGCGAGTTTGTTCAAGACGCGGAGTTTATAACTTCAGCAGAAACACCCTATGCTGTGATATTTGTTCAACGATTATCTAAGTTGCAACAAGCGGCTGACAAGTTGAATAAAAAAGGATATTATGATACTTACGGCACCGACCACGATGCCCATGATATTTATCAGTTAAGAGAAACTTTATATAGGAAGCTTAAAGATGGCGATGAAACCAAAGAGAGTTAGTTCTGCAGCTAAGAAACCTGTTAAGCGTATGCGTGGCGGTGGAATGGCAACTAATAAGAAACCTGTTAAGCGTATGCGTGGTGGCGGAATGGCCACTAATAAGAAGTAGGTATACCCCATGCCCAATAAAGGTCTTTATGCCAATATTCACGCTAAGAAAAAGCGGATTGCGGCAGGTTCCAATGAGAAGATGCGCAAAGTTGGAGCAAAAGGTGCTCCAACAAAAAAAGCGTTTATAGCGTCGGCTAAAACGGCTAAACCCGTTAAAAAAAGAACACAAAAAGCGTAGGTAAATAGTATGGCTACATCTGGAAGCAGGGATTTTGAACTAGACGTAGCCGAATACGTTGAAGAAGCGTTCGAGCGTTGCGGTCTAGAGGTTAGGACAGGTTACGACATGAAATCTGCAAAGAGGTCTTTAAACCTTTTACTTGCGGATTGGGCTAACCGAGGCTTAAACCAATGGACCATAAAGCAGCGCACTATTACGATGGTGGCTGGGACCAGTGTGTACCCAGTACCTGCTGACGTAATTGATATGCTGTCGGTAGTTGTATTGAGGGATGGGACTGATTACGCTCTACTTAGGTTGAGCCGTGATGGGTTTTTAACTATACCGAATAAAGCTACTACAGGTCGAGTTAACCAATTCTTCTTGGATAGACAGGTTGCACCCTCCTTAAAAGTTTGGCCTGTACCTGATAACAATACTGATGTTATCTACTACAATGCTCTGACTAGGATGGACGATGCTGATACCTTTACTAACACAATGGAGTTACCTTTCCGTTTTTACCCGTGTTTAGCGGCAGGATTGGCATACTACTTAGCTTTAAAACGAGCCCCTAACCGTGTTCAGATGCTAAAAGCGGTATACGAAGAAGAATTTGACAGGGCGGCTACAGAAGATAGGGATCGTTCTTCCTTTAATGTTGCACCTAGCTTTGATTACTACAGGGTAGGCTGATGAGTAAGTATGCGTCTGGTAAAAATGCGTGGGCACTGTCTGATCGGTCAGGGTTTCGTTATCCTTATCGATTGATGCGAAAGGAATGGAACGGTCTTTTGGTCGGTCCAGACGAGTTTGAGCCGAAACAACCCCAGCTAGGACCCTTCCGAAGTGTTGCTGACCCACAGGCTCTTAGAAACGCTCGCCCAGCAAGGGTAGAACCCTTAGATGTTTACGTGGGGGTGCCACTAGTTATTGCCCCTAACCTACGACCCGTACAAGGGTTTGGCCAAGTTGGAACAGTGACGGTTACCGTATGAGTTTTACTTACGCACAGCTAAAACAAGCTATTCAAGATTACACCGAGAATGACGAAACGTCTTTTGTGGCTAACTTACCTCTTTTCATAAGGCAAGCCGAAGAAAGAATACTTAAAGGTGTACAGTTAAACTTATTCAGAAAGAATGCAAGCGGAACCATGACTTTAGGGAATCGGTTTTTAGCCGTACCTATTGATTTCCTAGCGCCTTTCTCGCTTTCTTTTGTTGATTCAGGTGGAGATCACCAGTTTTTGCAGTTTAAAGACCCCGATTTTGTACAAACGTTTAATCCAGACGCTACTAGTACGGGAAACCCCCGTTTTTACGCCAACTTTGATGTAAGTAACTTTATTTTAGGACCTACGCCTAATGGGGCGTATAATGTTGAAATACACTATTTTTACAGACCTGCAAGTTTGACGGCAGGAGCCGCAACGGGCACAACATGGCTTAGTATAAACGCTGAAATAGCTTTGTTGTACGGCGCTCTTATTGAAGCTTACACTTATATGAAGGGTGATCCTGATATGATGGCTATGTACGAAAAAAGATTTTTAGAAGCCATGTCAAGAATGCAAGTGCTTGGCGAGACTAAAGAAGTGACGGATGAGTATCAAACGGGACCTATAATAAGGCCTAGACAATGAACACATCCGCATTAAAGATAGAAACAGCACCAACTTTTGCAGTGAAGGTACATACTTCTAGCGGAAGAGGCTTTACGCCAGAAGAAGTCGCTAACCAATGTGTTGATAAGGTTATTGCTATTTCTGATGACGCTAACCCGGTCATTAAGGCCCAAGCTCATGCTTTTCGTGAGCAGTTAATTAAAACACTAGAATTTTACATGCGTGAAGCTATTAAATCTGATAGAACAACCGTGTATAACGCTTTAACTGATGCAGGCCAACCCGAGCTTGCTAAACTTATAAGGAGACTGTGACCATGGCCTTTTCAGGAAACTTCATGTGCACCAGCTTTAAAAAAGAATTATTGTATGGTGCCCACGACTTCGATGCCACCTCTGGAGATACCTTCAAGATAGCTCTGTTTACTAACGCGGCGACGTTAAATGCGGCCACTACGGCGTATGCCACGGCTAATGAAGCGTCTGGAACAAATTACACTGCTGGGGGTGAAGCATTAAACCCCGTAGATCCAACTGCTTCTGGAACTACTGCGCTGCTTGATTTCGGAAACGCAACGTGGCTAAACTCTACTGTTACGGCCCGTGGCGCATTAATATATAACACCACTCCGAATACAACCTCTATCGCTTTGACTAATCCGTCGGTTGTAGTCTTGGATTTTGGGGGTGACAAAACGTCAACCGCAGGTAACTTTACGGTAGTATTCCCAACACCTGATGCAAGCAATGCGATTATTCGGATAGCGTAATGGCTGATGTAAACGTCTTCTTTGAAGGTTGGAACTCAGCCAGCCAGACTTGGGGCGGAGGTTCGTGGGGAAAAAACCAAGGTCTTCCAGAAGCATCAGGTAAAGTAGGGGCGGCTACCGCTCTTGCGGGCATGAATGCTTCTGTTGTTGGAGTAGAAGCCAGTGGCAGTGTTGGCACTGTAACACTTCTTACAAACTCTACGGTTGTAGCCGTAGGGGTCGCGGGAACGGGCGGTGTTGGTGCCGTTATAGCACAGACGGAAAACGACTTTCCAGTTACTGGTGTTTCCGCAACAGGTCAAGCAGGTAGCGTTTCAGTTGTAGTTAACGTTACCGTTAATGTAACAGGAGTTTCCGCAACGGGTGTTGTGGGGCCAGTACTGGTTTATAACCGTATTGTCCCAGACCAAGACCCTAATTGGACAAACATAGCAGCGTGAGGAATTAAAGATGCCCAGTACATATACAGTAAACCTTGGTATTGAAAAACCAGCTACAGGTGAACAGTCTGGAACGTGGGGCGATACCGTAAATGACAACTCTAACATATTAGATGAAGCTATTAACGGTGTGGTTTCGATAACGCTGACCTCTGCGGGGTCATCTGGATCACCTAATCAAATTGCCATTACTAACGGGGCTTCGTCCACGGGTCGTAATAAATGGATCGAATTCGCGGATGGCGGGGATTTAACTGCCGCTGCTTACGTCCAGCTTATTCCAAACGATGCCGAAAAAATATGTTTTATTCGGAACTCTCTTTCGGGTAATAGGTCCGTGTTTATGTTTCAAGGGACCTATAACGCTAGTAACGATTTAGAAATTGCGGCAGGCACCGACGTTTTAATTAAGTTTAACGGTGGTGGTGCAGGCGCTACGGTAGTTAACGTATATTCAAATTTAAAAGTTGATGGGATTGTTGCGACAACTGCCGACATCAACGGTGGAACAATAGATGGTACTGTACTAGGAGGCGCTGTAGCGGCGGCTGTTACGGGAACGACATTGGTAGCCAACACCAGCCTTAATATTTCAGGGGATGGTGCTACGGTAACGGGAATTAAAGACGAAGATAACATGGCGTCTAATAGTCCTATCAAACTGGCTACTCAACAGTCTATTAAGGCTTATGTTGATTCACAAGTAGGCGTTTCGGACACTCTTGCCGAAGTTTTGGGACTAGGAAATACTACAGGTGGTAACAACATAGAGACTACCACTACGGATAGGGTTCAGTTCCGTGATTCGGGTCTTTACATTTTCTCTAGCGTAGATGGGCAACTAGACCTTGTCGCGGATACAGAGATCGAGCTTACCGCTACTACAGTTGATGTTCAGGGTAAAATTACCGTAACAGGTACTGTGGATGGACGAGATGTGGCAGCGGATGGCGTAACTGCTGATGCGGCTTTACCTCGGACGGGCGGCAGCATGACGGGGGCTATTGCGACTAACAGCACCTTTGACGGTCGAGACGTTGCGGCTGATGGCGTAACTGCTGATGCGGCTTTACCTCGGGCGGGAGGTGCCATGACGGGCGCCATAACGACTAACAGCACATTTGACGGTCGAAATGTATCTTTCGATGGGGCTAAATTAGATAAGGTTGCGGTCCCTGTTGTTACAGGTGCAAATGTTACTGCGGTAAACGCAGGATACCACGTTGTTTCTGCGGGTGGGATTACCGTGACGCTTCCTGCAAGCCCTAGTGCGGGCAACTACGTTATCGTAAAAGACGGCACAGGCGCAGCGGCTACTACTAACTTCACAGTAGCTCGCAACGGATCGAATATAGCTAGTTCTGGAACTGACTTAACATTTGATAAGAACTTTGCTGAAATCGTGATGACGTATGTCAACAGCACCATCGGCTGGAGCGTATAGATGAGTAATCTGTCAGAGTTATTACCCTCTGGCGGTGGCCAGAATGCGGTGGATTTCGTGGCGTCTGGTACGCTGCCGAATGGTAAGCCAGTAATTTTAAAAGCTAATGGTCAGGTAGAAGTTGTTGGCACAACTACTATTGCTGCTGACATACCATATGGCAGTGAGACTACGTTTGGAACCAATAGATCGCAGTATGTTTCTCCAGCAGCTTTTGATCCTAACACAGTCGGTAAGTTTGTTATAGC